CACAGCAACAGCAGCTTGTTTAAAGTCAAACTCCGCAGCAGAGAACACGTCCGAAGGGGCGATGTTCAGGATTTCATAGCCAGAATAGCGCTTGTAAGTGCTGTTTTCTGCGTATTCCAGTATCAGGAATATTGTTATAATTCAGGAAGTTAACTTCATAACCATAACCTCCCAAAGGTAAATCACGGGAACCGCCATCACGGGAAATAGTTTTCTGCGCTTCCATGTCATAGGCTTCCCGTTCCTCGGCATAATCAAATCCTTTAGCGCGTAAAAACCGCCATTTTAGACCTTGAATAAAAACATCCTCATCCAGTAGGTAAGTGTCAGTATCGGAAATCCATGTTGTCTGTGGTGTCCCTGTGGCAGACTGGCACCATGCGTTGGAGTAATATTCATACGCGATTAATGTCGTATCCTGTGGGATAGGGTCCAAGATCATCTTATTACCCTGGATATAGAATTTATTCCGGGGACCAGAAGCAATAACGCCATATTTCAGAACCTGACGCTCTTGCGCGGTAATAGGCCCTAGTAATTCCCATATATATTTATTATCCCAGAAAGTACGCTGGACGAAATATTCAAAGTCAGAAGGAAGGTCATATTCATCTTGACCCGGCACGGTGTTAAATGTGTAATTCTTACGCAATATCTGCCAGCCACCGTTTTTATTGGCAACAGCAGAAAACTCCTTTCCCTCACGTTTTGCAAGTGCGAAAAGCTGCACTTCCTGATCGGCTACAGAACCAGCTAGAAACTGGGGCTGTGGGATACCGATTTCGCTACATGCTTGCTGAACGAGGGAAAGGAGAGTTCTTGCCATTTAATTATTCCTGTGTTTTAGGCGGACGGCCCCGGCGTGGTTTGTCCTCATCGTCAGAACCAACGCGAGAAATCAGGTCATTCATTTGATTTCTCAAGCCTTCAATCTGCATACGTAGTTCTTCATTTTCTTTAATAAGCTGGGTTGTCCCTGCACCGTCTTTGGCATTTGACAGAAACGCTACGGCTCTTTGCTGCAATTCACGGGCACCCATACCAAGATTAGCCAGATTGTTATCAGCGACAGCCGCTAATTGCTCAACCGTGTGGACATTACACGCCTTGAACATCAAAACCTGTGATTTTGAAATAGGCGGCCACTGATCAAGGGGTGTCCCCTCGTTTGTCTGGATCTGCTGATTTTTAAAGGCTTGATATTGGTTAGGCCAGCGCTCATTATCTGGCGGGGTGTTTCCATCATAGTTTAATTTAACCGGACGGCAAACAACGGTATTTTTATCCCCTACTGGGATAATCTTGATAAATTCTCTATCGACATAAATGGGCCGACCTTCTTGGGCGCTTGCTTCTTCATCATGCAGCGCTTCCATGTAAAACTGGACAAACAGACCAGCATCAGTGCCATGTTGCACTGTATAGCTATTGCCATTTCGGATAACTTGGGGGGTAGAAAAATCCATAGAATAAACTCCTGTTGTGGTTTTCCATGGTATTATACGCATTTAAACAATAGAAAGAAAGGGGGATTTCTCCCCCTCTCCAAATATTAAACGCTGGCTTTCGAGAACCAAGCACGGTCACCAGTTACCAGAGCAACGGTTGGAGACAGATAAGCTCCACCGGTGGCTGTAACAAGAAACGTGGTAGCGTTAACGGTACAAACGGCAGTGTTAGCTGCAATCGATGCGTTGGCTTGACCCAAAACATACAATTTACCGTCATCGCCCCAAACTTGAGTACCAAGTTTCATGGTTTGGGCGTTGGCGTTTAGTGCCAGATCGGTGGCTTTGACAACGCCAGTTGCGTTGACATCGACACCGAGAACGGGGGTAATGCTGATAGGCATATTTCAAACTCCTTCAAAGTTTAGACTTGAGACAAAACGCCTTGCAGCGACAGGTTGGAACCAGTCATGTTACCGGCAAAACCGATCAACTTGACCATAGCATCCTGGTTACTCGAATAACGCTCGTCACCGATTGGAACCATGTTGCGCTGAGTATGTGGGCGGAAATGAATGTAATCCGTGTTCAGGAAGTACATTGTATTTGCCGGACATGCTCCACCAACACCACCATCCAGAACAACGTCAGCAGCAGCACCGTGTCCGAAATATTTCAGCGAGGTAAAGCCAGCTCCGGCCATTTCAGGATCAGTAATACGTTGAATAGCTTGAAGGCTGTTCAGGTAAAACTGGTAGTAGTTAGTGTCAGCAACGATCAGGTCAGGGCGATCAGTACCACGAACCAGAGACAGGGCCATCGTGTTCATACGATCTTGGATGTTTGTAGCGGAAGCAGCGGTACCGGAAACGGTCGCTTTATTACGCCAGAAAGTCCATGTCGCACGGTCAATACCGCCAACTGTACCAGTGGTAGGGGTTTTCGATACCAGCAATTGCAGACCACCGATTTGCTTACCACCATCAGCCGTACCATCAGAATAGCAGTCAGCCGCGATGTTGTTCATCATGGTTTTCTGGGCGTTCTTGATACGGGAGGCCAGCAAGTTAATGATAGCTTCTGGGCCGCTGTTTTGCAGTTCCTCCAAGCCGGAAATCGACACAGCAACAGCAGCTTGTTTAAAGTCAAACTCCGCAGCAGAGAACACGTCCGAAGGGGCGATGTTCAGGATTTCATAGCCAGAATAGCGCTTGTAAGTGCTGTTTTCTGCGTATTCCAGT